CAACTTGGACTGCATACTACAATGCACCTACATATACATTAAGTTCTGCATTTGATATAGCAAAACAAATACCTAAAATGAAAGTTATAGACTTTTTAAGTGGGTTATTTAAGATGTTTAATTTAGTAGTTTATAAAGACGGAAACAATATAGTTACTGCGCAGTCTACTTGGTTTATGAGTATTGGGGGTGCTTATGATATTACAAAGTATGTAGATATGGAAAGTGCTGAATTAGAGAGGTTGTTTCAGTATAAAGATATGGACTTTAAATTTAAGAGTAAAAAGAGTTTTTTAGTTCAGTATGCTGATGAAATAAACCAAATACCTTTTGCACAGGAAACTTACGGAGATAACAAGTGGGATGGTGGAAGCTACAAAGTAGAAATACCTTTTGAGAAAATGATGTACGAAAGGTTAAGCGATGAAAACGGAAACTTAACCGAAATAGGACAAGGTGCTATGTTAGATAAGAAGTTTGAGCCTACAATAGGAGAGCCACTTTTACTATGTATGGTAAGGCACAATGGCGGTGGAGAATGGGCAATGGATGGAACTGCAAGTACATATTATAGACGACCTACTCAATTAACTACATTTAATTGGAGTTATAACGGATTTTTAGCTTTAAACTTTGGACAAGAAATAGATGAATTTTTGTTAGAAGTACCCTCTGATACTGTTAATTTATTTGATAGTGGATATTTAGATTATGTAGAAACTGTTTTTGATAAACGAGCAAGAATGTTAAAGGTTAGTGCATATCTACCATTGTCTATACTTACCAAACTAAAAATGAATGATAGTTTAGTAATTGCTAATAAGTCTTTTAGAATAAATAGCATAAAAACAAACCTATTAACAAACAAGTCAGATTTAGAACTATACAACAAAGAAGAATATCAAAGCCAATTGAATAACTTCCAAACTGCGTTTTTAGGTAGAGTGCCACAATTAAATGTTAGTACAAAATCTACTGATTTTATTACTGTTAGTTGGGACTTACAAACAGGTGCGACAGGATATAATGTTTATTTAAATGGAGGTCTTTGGAGTGCAGAGCCTAACACAACTTCAACACTAAAAGTAAATGGACTAGAAAGTAATACATATTACAACATATCGGTGAGAGTTAAGTATGACGTAAATGGAAATGACGGATATTCATTTGACACAGGTATAACAGAAAAAACAGACTAATGATAAAGTTAATTTTAGACAGCTTAAAATACGCAAATGGAGAGACTGAAAACATCCAAATTGCACAAGGTAAATACAAATTGCCTACAACACTAAAACAAGGTTTTAAAACACTTAAAAAAGAGATACAATGGTCGTCAAAGAATTTGAAATAAGAGCTAATTTAGGTGATTCTACAAAACAACTTGACTACCTAAACAATGAGTTAGCAGAAGCCAAAAAACTAACGCAGGAATGGGAAAAAGAACTTTTTGATTTAGAAAAGCAATTAAAAGCAGTACCTAAAAATAACCTTGCTGAACAAAAAAGACTTCGTGATGAGATCGACAAACAAAAAGATCTGATCAAAGAACAGAAGTTTGCAGTTAAAGATTTAACCCAACAACAAAAAGAACAAAAAGGAGTAGTTAAAGACTTAACAGACGAGCAAAGAGATTATAGTGGCGCTACAAGTTTGGCAGACAAAGCCACAGGTGGACTTTTTTCAAAATTAGGGTTTCTTAAAAATACTATTGGAGGTGTAACGAAAGGGTTAAACCTGATGAAAGTTGCTATTATCGGAACAGGTATCGGTGCTTTAGTGATTGGAGTTACTTCTTTAATACAAGCGTTTAAGCGTTCTGAAGAAGGTCAAAATAAGTTCGCTAAAATTATGGGTATTATCGGAAGCGTTGTCGGTAATGTTCTTGATTTATTTGCAGATTTAGGAGAGGGTATTATTTCTGTTTTTGAAAACCCAAAACAAGCGCTTATTGACTTTAAAAATTTATTGCAAGAAAATATCACGAATAGATTTAAAGCTATTCTTGATACTGTTGGGTTTCTTGGAAGTGCAATAAAAAATGTATTTAGTGGAAATTTTAAAGAGGCTTTAGAAGATGTTAAATCAGCAGGTAGTAGTGCAGTTGATGCGTTTACAGGTGTTGAGAATACAATAGATAAAACTAAAAATGCAGTAAAAGAATTTAGTAAAGAAGTTATAGAAGACGCTAAAAAAGCAGGGCAAATTGCAGATCAACGAGCAGCAGCAGAAAAGAAAGCAAGAGACTTATTGATTGAAAGAGCAAAAGCAGACCAAAAAATTGCTGAACTCAGAGAAAAAGTAGCAGACAAAGAAAAATTTACTGCACAGGAAAGAATTGAGTTTTTAAAAGAAGCAGGAAAGATTAGTGAGGATATTGCTAACAAAGAAATTGAAGTTGCCCAATTAAACTTTGAGGCTAAGAAGGCTGAAAATGCGTTAGCTAAAAGTACTAAAGAAGACCTAGACGAACAAGCACAATTACAAGCAGAAGTTATTGCAAAAGAAACTGCAAGACTAAAATTGCAGAAGGCACTTACTGCTGAACTTACTAGTGCAAGACGTGAAGACGCAGCCGAGCAAGAAAGAATAAGGAAAGAGCAAGAAGCAAAAGACAAAGAAGCAGAAGCAAAAGAGCAAACAAGACTTGACAGCATACAAAAGATACGTGATGACTTTGCTCAAAAACAAAAAGAGAAAGAAGCTCAAACAGAGTTAGAAAAAATAGAGTTAGAAGAACAGAAAGCAATTGCAGAATTAGATAAGTTAAAAGCAACTAAAGAGCAAAGATTAGAAGTTGAAAAATATTACGCAGGTTTAAAATCAGACCTTGATGAAAAAAATGCTAAAAAAGAAGAAGAATTAGCAGAACAAGTATCACAAGCAAAGTTAGGCATTGCAAAACGAGGTTTAGGACTTATTGGCGAAATTGCAGGTAAAGGTAGTAAAGTAGGTAAAGCAGTAGCGTTAGCACAAGCAACAATAAGTGGTATTGAGGGTGTTCAAAATGCTTTTAAAACTGCACAAGATAGTCCAATAACAACAGTATTTCCTGCATATCCGTTTATACAGGCAGGATTAGCAGGAGCGTTTAGTGCAATACAAATAGCAAAGATTAAAAGTACAGATGCAAGTGGTAAATCTACACCAAGCGTAGCAAGTGGAGGTGGTGCAGGAGGAGGTTCAACACCCCCTAGTTTTAATATAGTAGGTGCAACTGAGACTTCACAATTAGCAGAAGCAGTAGCAGGACAAGAACAGCAACCCGTACAAGCGTATGTAGTAGCAAATGATGTTACAACTGCACAAAGTTTACAAAACAATATCGTAGAGGGTGCAACACTATAAGTGCAAAAAGTAATAAGTAAATCGTTATATTGATATGAAAATAATAGAGTTAATTTTAGATGAAGATCAAAACAACTTTGTTGAAGCGATCTCAGTAGTAGAATATCCTGCAATTGAAAAAGACTTTGTTGCCCTTAAAAGTCAAGAGTTTAAATTCGCAGAGCAAGATACAGATAAAAAAATACTTGTAGGTCCTGTATTGATTCCAAATAAGCCTATTTTTCGCAAAAGTGGAGAAGATGAATATTACATATATTTTAGCAGAGAAACAGTCAGAAAAGCATCTCAATTGTATTTAAAACAAGGCAACCAACACAACTCCACACTAGAACACGATCGTAAAATAGAAGGTCTTACATTAGTTGAAAGTTGGATTGTTGATGACAAAGAGAATGACAAGTCAAATACTTTCGGAATGGATGTTCCACTTGGGACGTGGATGGGTAGTGTAAAAGTAGATAATGATGAAGTTTGGAATGATTATGTAAAAACCGGAAAAGTAAAAGGATTTAGCATAGAGGGTTATTTCGCTGATAAAATGGAAAGACCAAAAGACCAAACTTTAAAAGACTTTAGTACTGATGAACAGCTAGAAGAAGAAATGCTACAAGAATTGAATAGCGTAATGAAAGGAGTAGAGTTGGAGACTTATAATGACTATCCTCAAGCAGCAGTAAATAACGCAAAGAAAGCTATTAAGTATAAAGAAGAAAAAGGAACGTCTTGTGGAACGCAGGTGGGTTGGACAAGAGCAGGGCAGTTAAGCCGAAAAGAAAAAATCAGTCGCTCCACGATTGCAAGAATGGCTAGTTTTAAAAGACACCAACAGCATAAGGATGTACCTTATGATGAAGGATGTGGTGGACTTATGTGGGACGCTTGGGGTGGAACTGAAGGAATCGAATGGGCAATAAGAAAATTAGAGCAAATAGATAATGCCACTACCTAAGCCAAAACCAAACGAAAGTCAAAAGGATTTTATACAAAGATGTGTAGTAGATCCTAACATACAAAAAGAAGGTAAAACACCTGAGCAGAGATTAGGTATATGTTATTCGATTTATGAGAGCAAAGATAGTATCAGTTAAAATAGAAAGACCTAAGAGAAAGCGAAAAGGCATACACGCTAAAAGCAAAACAAGTAAACTGAAGTCTAGTAAAAATTACAAAAAAATAAACAGGGGGCAAGGATGAGAAAAAGGTACGATAAAACACCAAGCAGGACTAGTCCACGTAATTCTAGACGTGCTTGTTTATGTTCTGATGGAACGTATAGCACAAAATGTTGTGATGGATCGTTACAAGCACAAGGTATTGGTAGAATAACGAAAGAAGCAAATTATTTATTGCAAGAAGACAGGAGTTTTATATTACAAGAAGACAATTTTAAAATAAAGTTATAATGGCAGACAAAAAAATAACCGAATTAACAGAAGTAACGCAAGTATCTAATAGCGACATACTACCAATAGTTAATGAAGGAGTAACTAAGAAAATTACTGTTGCTGATTTAGTAGCTTATAACCAATTAGGTTGGAATAGATTTGACGATACAGTTTATACTTCGTCTAACAAATTAAGTTTAGCTGATGGGGTTAAAGTAACACTACCTAATAACGGAGGGAGTGTTGTAAATAGTGGGGATTATACTTTTTATGATACTGCAACTAATAAATTTTTAGGAGTTAATACCAATGATGCTTATATAGTAACTATTGTATTTAAGTCATCAGCATCAAACTCAAATAATACTCACTTAGAGTTTTCTTTAGAGGGTAGTGGGGATATAGAGAGAGTTAATCAATCTATGGCATATTACAAAGGAAACGATACAACACAAAATTTTCATAGTTTATTCCAATATTATACTGATGCAGATTTTGTTGCTAATGGAGTAACACCAAAAATAACTGCAGTAGGTGGTACTGCTTTGATTTGGGACATAATATTCTTTATTCAAAGAACGCAAAGATATATTTAAAACCTTAAACGCAAATAGTTTATAATTAATCGTTAAACCTTTAAACACTATTTTATGAGTAATACATCTGAAACCTTAAAAAAAGTCAAGTCAATACTTGGCTTAGAAGTCAAGATGGAGCAATTAAAATTAGAAAATGGGACTGTACTTGAAGCTGATAAATTTGAGGCAGGTCAAAATATTTTTATTGTTACTGAAGACGAGAAAGTTCCGTTACCCGTAGGAGAGTATGAACTCGAAGACAACCGAATTCTTGTCGTTGAAGAAGAAGGCGTAATTGCGTCTTTAGCTGAAGAAAGCGAAGAAGAAGAAGAAGTAGTTGAGGAAGAGTCTCCTGTGGAAGAAGAAGAACTTGCTTATGTTTCTAAAGAGGAATTTGCTGCAGCCATTGATGAAATCAAAGCTATGATTGAAGAAATGAAAGCAGGTGAATCTAAAGAAGAAATGAGCGAAGAAGTAGTAGAAGAAACTGAAGAAGTTGAAGAAACTACTGAAGCAGAGGAGTTGAAAGCAGAGTTATCAAAACCTGCAACAGAGCCTTTAAAACACAGTCCTGAGAAGACTGCTGAACAAAAAGAAATGGTACGATTCGCACAGAAACGACCAACATCAATGTTAGACAAAATATTCGAAAAACTAAACAACAACTAAAAATGAGTACAAAAGTAAACCTTTACGCAGGAAACGGATCAGTAGCAACTATTGATTCAACTTACGCAGGAGAATTTGCAGGTCAATATATTTCTGCTGCTTTATTAAGTGGTAAAACTCTTTCTGAGGGTGCTATCACTATTAAACCAAATGTTAAATTTAAAGAAGTAGTAAAGAAAGTTGCTTCAACTAACTTTATTGCTGATGCAGGATGTGATTTCTCTGCAACTGCTGATTCTTTGACTTTAACTGAAAGAATCCTTCAGCCTGAAGAATTCCAAGTAAACCTAGAGTTATGTAAAAAAGATTTCAGACAAGATTGGGAAGCTGTACAAATGGGGTATTCTGCATTTGACAACCTACCTAAAACTTTTTCTGATTTTATCTTAGGTCACGTTATTGCAAAAGTTGCTGAAAAAACTGAGCAAAACATTTGGGGTGGTGTAAACGCTAACGCAGGAGAATTTGACGGATTTACAGTTACTATGGCAGGGGATGCTACTGTAAATGTTGCTACTGCAGGTGCTGTATCTTACACTTCTGCTACTATTATTGGAGAATTATCTAATGTTGTAGATGCTATTCCAAGTGCAGTTTACGGAAAAGAAGACTTGACTATCTATGTTCCTACTGTTGCGTTACAAGCTTATGT